GCATGAATGATTTACAACTCTTTGCACCTACACGCGGACTTGGTGCATACCGTGAAGAATGTGCAATAGACCGAAACACCGTCATCATCTCACCCAGCGCAAAACCCACTTCGGCAAGTGCAGCTTTGCGCGCACTGCCTAAATCAGGCTCAAAGCGTAGGCGCGTTTATGAATACCTAAAACAGACAGGCGGCGCGACAGACGAAGAGATCGAGCGCGCACTAAGTATCTCTGGCAACACTGTCAGACCTACCCGGGGCTCCCTAGTCAAAGACAAGTTTGTCTACGCCACAGACCTTGAGCGTCCGACGCTTGCAGGCAACATGGCGATCGTATGGAAGGCGCGCTAATGGCACACTTTGACATATCGCTTTATGAGACCGTTGCACAGCGCCTTGAGCGCTTTTGGACTGCCTACCCACACGGACAAGTCATTACGACCATGATGCACTACGACGCTTCTACGGTGATTTTTAGATGCGAATGCTTTGACAATGACGGACGCATGATCTCGCAAGGCTGGGCAGAAGAAGTCATGGGAAACAGTCCAGTAAACAAAACATCATTCCTAGAGAACTGCGAAACATCCGCAATCGGACGCGCAATCAGTAACGGCCCACTAGGACACACTGGAGAGCGCGCATCAGTGACCGAAATGGAGAAAGTAAACCGCGTAAATAGCACTCCCGCACCGGACACATTTGGCGGGGCAACACCTAAGCAGATCGGCTTCTTAAAGAGCCTTGCGCGCGGTAAAGCATGGGATGACTTTCAGCTGCTTGAGTTCATACACAAGACGCTCGGAGTAGACGATGTCGTAATAGAGACCTTGTCATCGGGACAGTGTCGAGTATTGATTGACAGGATGAAAGCATGAGCACAATGAGAGAAGAACTAAATAATTTAAGCACAATGCTTGACTTGCTAGAGAAGTTAATGCGCCTGCATGACTTCATCGGCAAAGATGACATAGACAGCAGGCTTCGCTGGGCAGCAAAAAACACTGCCGACAAAATCAATCGCCTATCAAACTTAAGCGAGTAACACAATGAAAAACCCAGACCAAGAATACGACCGACTTCATGATCACATGACCGCGATCGCTCGAGAGCGAGACCACGCAGTCCGCCAGATAGACGCACTTACAAAACAGTTAGAAGAGCTTAAAGACGCGCTTGTCTTAGCGCATGAAGCCTTAAAGCGGGAGATGCCATGAGTCGCACAGTTTGGCTTGCATTGGCTTTGACGCTTCTATGCGGCGCGCTTATGGCAAGGTCTGATAGAAAGTAAACCCTTTGACAACTGGCTAGTTGCATGGTCGTACATCGTTCGCATGATGCGGGACTTTCATCTCTGGGAACAGAGTTAGATCGGCGCGTCCAAAACCTGCAACACGAAAGGCGATGGACAAAGCGCCGAAGCGAGTCGTAAACATAATCGACTAGATGTGCAAGGTAATCGGATTGAGGCAGCCCGATGGGTAGAGCATCATCACTCTGTCTTGAGTTACGCTGATAGATGACATACCACAAACAAACCGACACAGACTCGAGCCCGACATGCAAGACAACTACAACAAACCGAGAGCAAGCGCGACAGCGCGCGCTAGCAGGTCTTAGGACATGGCACGCCCGCTCACTGAATACGACAGCAAACGCTACAAAGCAGCAAGAGCCGAACTGCTTAGAGATGAACCCACATGTCATTGGTGCAGGCGCGCGAAAGCAACCGAACTAGATCACCTAGTCGAGCACGACGAAGGCGGCACGATTGACGACGGATATGTCCCAGCGTGTAAACCTTGCAACTCAAGACGCGGTGCTGAATATATAAATAAAAAAACTGCGATGCGAATACAAAATCGCAATAGCGTTCTTTTTGACAGATTGCAAACGCCCCCGAGCCCCATCCAACTCTCTCTCCCAACCAGCCAAGATCAGCCTGAACTGGCGGTGATCAGCCACGACCAGCCAAGACTGGAAACGATCGTGCCGGACTGTGACGGATCGTGGGCTGGCCTTGTGGGGGACATGGCTTCAGAGCTTCTTCATGTAGAGCTCATGCCTTGGCAGATGCATTACCTTGAGCGCGCACTGGGATTTACCCATGCTCCAGATGGACAGGATGATCTTGTGCACAGATCTTCTCTTTGTTCTGTCGCTCGACAAAATGGGAAGACACTTCTGATTCAATGCCTGATTCTATTTTGGTTAATTGAGATGCCAAAGATTCGAGGCACGAAACAAACTGTCTTATCTACAGCTCACACTTTGAGCCTTGCCTGTCTGCTCTTTGATGAGATCGCACCAATCCTCGAAGACCGCTACGGCGCCAAGATCATGAAATCTTTTGGGCGTAACTCGGCAACGATGCCGGATGGATCGCGCTGGTATGTGCGCGCGGCGAACCCTTCTATCGGTCACGGAATGAGCGTAGATCTAATTTGCGCGGATGAAATCTTTGATATTTCGGAGATCACAATGGCTGGCCTGATCCCTACCCAGCGCGTCCGCAGGTCTCCTCACTTGGCGCTCTTCAGCACAGCTGGCACCGAGAGCAGCGCATTATTTATCAGACATCGAGAAAACGCGCTTCGACTAATTGACACAAACAATCCATCAAACTTTTACTTTGCAGAATGGTCGCCACCGCCAACAGTAGATCCAATGCAAGAAGCGTCGTGGTCGTGGGGAAACCCAGCACTCGGACACACTCTGACGATGGAGACTTTGCGCGCCGAATCCAAAGATCCTGATCGCTCCAACTTTCTGCGCTCCTCGCTCAATATGTGGATCGCCAGCACCCAGTCTTGGATTCAGACTCATTTATGGCCTGACCTAAAGTACGACGGCCCGATCCCTTTTGGCGGCGTCATCTCGGTAGAAGCGTCTATGGATGAGTCGCGCTACTTTGCGACAAAGTCAGTCGCTCTTGGCGACGGTCGGACATGTGTGTCGGTCGCCTTTACTGCCGAGACCGCTAAGGAACTTTGGGCGCATGTCGGAGCATTAGCGGCGGCGGATCCTGCGATCAAGTTCATCTTCTCGCCTACGATTGACGCACATTGTCCGCCAGTCTTTGAGCGTCGGCGCGTCGTAATGGGCTACAAAGAGATATTGCAATACACCCCCATAGTAAGAAACATGATTAGTGAAGGTCGCTTAGTTCACACTGGCGAAGCAATGCTTGCCGAGCATGTCTGTCGCGCGGTGATGGTCAGGACTCAAGGCTCAATCGCAGTCAGCTCGCAGAAGTCGGCTGGCCCAATCGAGTTATGTCGGACGATGATCTGGGGAGCGGCGGCAGCTGCACGACCAGGCAACTCTCAAAAGCCTTCCATGATCTTGATTGCAAACTAGAGTCATCTTGGCACTCGTCCGCTTTCTTGCCTGTCGTCGGGATACCGCGAGTCACTGGGCGAGTGCCACCATAAAGCGCGCCTACTGTGGCAATATGTGATATGGCTCTCTTCTCAAAATCCCGTGAACTTACTGCTACGACTGAACCTTCGGTCAAAGCGGCTGTCGGTGCATCGTCCTATTCGCCTTTGACCTCCTTTGTCTCTTGGACAAATGGAACTCGGCGCGCCCGTTCAATGACTTTGCCAGTAATCGCGCGCGGTCGAGACCTGATCTGCAACACGATCGCAGGAATGAAGCTTGAGATGTACCGCGAAATGTGGAACGGCGAAGAAATGGAAGAAGTCCCACTCGCTCCTCGATCATGGCTTTCGCGAATTGACCAATCTGTTCCAAACCAATTCATCATTAGTTATACCGTGGACGACCTCATCTTCGAAGGGCGAGCCTTTTGGATGATAGAAACTCGCACCGCTGACGGATACCCGGCATCGTTCACTCGACTACCTGCGGCAATGGTGCAGACACTTGACCAACAAGGCGAAGTCTTCTTTGGCCCCTCTAAGCAAGTTGTCTTTAACGGCATCCAACTAGATCCGCGCGATCTTGTGCAATTTATCTCACCAATGCAATCATTGAACTCGACTGGGGCGCGCGCTGTAGAGATCGCACTCCGCGTAGAAGAGTCACGGCTTCGAGCGTCCCAGTCGGTACTGCCTAGCGGATACTTAAAACAAACTGGAGGGGAACCGCTTTCAGCGCAGGAGCTCTCGGACTTGGCTGCACAATTTAATCTTGCGCGCACCTCTGGGAATAACACTGCCGCTCTAAATGAGTTTCTTGAGTATGTGCCTACGACGGCAACTCCGGACAAGATGCTAATGATCGAGTCCGCAGATTATTCGGCGCGCGATCTTGGTCGCATCCTTGGCGTCCCGTCTTACTTGCTATCGGTCTCTATCGGTGCGTACTCGTACCAGTCATCCCAGCAGTCGCGGATTGATCTTTGGACTTACGCTTGCAAAGCTCTCGCCGACTGCATCACCGAAACACTGTCGTCCGACAATGTGCTCCCTCGCGGAACCTATGTGTGCTTTGATACAGAAAAGTTTTTAGCCGAGGCTTACATGGACACCGAGAGCGACGATCGTATGAACGAAACAGATATCCCACTAGACGCACTTATAGAAAACTAGGATCCAACCATGATCAGACTTACTACAGAAACTTTTACGATTGACGCCGCTGAAGGCGAAGCACCGCGCCGCACGATCTCGGGAATTGCAGTTCGCTACAACACTCCCGCAAAAGTAAGCGACGGGACAATGGTGGCCTTCGCCCCCGGATCTCTCCCAGTGGACGGACGCGCACCGACTCTTCAGATGTACCACGACTCAAGCAAGGTCATCGGCACAGTTACCGAGCGTCTAGAAACTCCTGAAGGCATGCTCTTCGTGGCGAAAGTATCCAACACGCGCGACGGAGATGAAGCCCTAATTCTTGCAGCTGACGGCGCCCTTCCAGAAGTATCGGTTGGCGTAGAGCCGATCAAGTTCAAGTATGACAAAGAAGGAACAATGATCGTCACTTCGGCTAGTTGGAACGAGCTTAGTTTGGTCAGCAGGGGCGCATTCGATGCTCCCGTACAGCAAGTCGCAGCATCCACCCCAGAAGAAGAAGAAGTTACTACTATTCAAGAAGCACCTCAACAGGAGACAGAAACCATGAACGAAACAGTCGAAGCCCCAGCCGTTATTGAAGCATCAAAAGTTACTCAAACAATCTTTGCCGCTGCAAAGAAAGAGTTCAAGATGCCATCAGCCGCCGAATACATTTCGGCCTTTATGGTTGGCGGAGATCAGTTCCACGCAATGCGCGAAGGCATTCAAGCAGCCGCGCCGAATGTGCTCACCACAGACATCCCCGGCGTACTTCCACTTCCAATTGTTCAACCTGTTTACAACAACTTCATTGGTCGTCGTCCAGTCATTGACGCAATCGGTGCAAAAGCAATGCCACAAGGCGGCAAAGTTTTCATCCGACCAGAAGTGACAACACACACTTCAGTCGGACAACAGACAACAGAAAACACTTCCTTGACCCAAGGAACTTTTGTTGTTACCGACAACCAAGTTACAAAAAATACTTTCGGAGGATTTGTTACCGTCTCCGAACAATCAATCGATTTTTCCCAACCAGAAATCATCGGCTTGCTACTCGACGATATGGGTCGCATCTACGCAAATGAGACCGACAACTTCGCAGCAGACAACCTACGCACAGGCGCCACAGTGACAAGCAATTTCACTGCCGCTTCAGCTGGTGATCCTGCAACTTGGGCAGCATGGGTAGCAGGAGCCGCAGCAACAATCCTTTCAGGATCAAACGGCAACCTTCCGACTCACATGTTCTTGTCGCCAGGAATCTGGCAGGATCTTCTTGGCTTAAGCGATACAGCAGATCGTCCGCTATTCCCACAGATCGGCCCAATGAACGCATTCGGCAATCTTGCACCGGGACAAGCCAACGGAAACGCATTCGGCTTGCAAGTCGTAGTGGATCGTAACTTTACAAACCCAACTTTAATTGTTGGCGATGCAACTGGCTACGAGATCTTCGAGCAGCAAAAGGGCGCAATTTCAGTTGATGTACCTTCAACTTTGTCGCGGACAATAGCCTTCAGAGGGTATCTTGCAACACTGATGATTGACTCTTCCAAGTTCGTCAAAGCAAGCTTCGTCTGATCCGAAAGGTAAGCCAAAATTATGGCTGCCTACACGGTCACACATAAACAACTCACCGACAACTACGCGGTCTTACAGCTTCTTACAGAAGCCGAGATTGAAGTCGGCGCCAGTGTTGTTATTACTGGAGTCGATGCAACCTTCAACGGAACTTACATTGTCTACGCTCTGCCGCAGTATGCGTTTATGGGCGTGGACGATGAAGGGGATCTTCTCTTTGATCCGCTTGTCACCATTCCAAATCAGGTGCTCTACGCGAAGACCGCAGCTGATGTTGCTCGGACTGCCGCTTCTGGCACGCTGACAATTACCCAGACTTGCACTTGGGTTACTGCCGCAATGCTCGAGGACTGGTTGGGCATTGGTACAGCCACGGCAGCTGATGCCGCGTTCCTTACTATTTGCGCTTCGGCATGCTCGCAGTTCGCATGGCGTCGCAGAATGGAAGCAGGCTATATCGATTCCTTGACGACTGTCCCTTCGCAAGATGTCTTGCTGGGGACGCAGATGTACGGTGGATCTTTGTACCGCCAGCGCGGATCGATAGATCAATTTGCTTCTTTTCAAAATATGGGCGTAACTCCAGTTATGGGTCTGAACGGAATGATCCGCCAGCTTTTAGGAATTGATCGTCCGCAGGTCGCCTGATGCCTGTACCTAACTACACCGATCTATTCAACGAAGGCTACGACGATCTAGTTGCAAAGCTCTCAACGGTGAGCGGTCTACAGGTCAATAATGATCCGCGCAATATCACGCCGCCTTCCGTCTTCGTAAACATCGACTCCATAGACGGCTACAACTACAATGTGGCAAAACTTAACTTCACACTCCAGATCATCACGCTAGGCCCGGGCAACCTAGACGCCCAAAAAAGCCTGCTCAATATCCTTGCCCAGATCTACGCACTCAATATCGGCGTAGTCTCTGGACGCCCAACAAACCTAGACATCGGCGGCTCGACGCTTCCTGCTTATGAGCTGTCGGTCTCGACTGTCGTGCAGACCGCCTAATCCACACTCTCGGTCTCATTATGTGTCAAACTAAAACCAACACTTCCAAGGAGTAACTCATCATGGCAACTTCCACAATCCTCTCAAATCCGACAGTCACACTTGGCGGCACCGCGCTAACGGGCTGGTGCACAAGCGCCACCTTGAATCGCACTGTCACGGCTTTGAATGACACGGTTTTCGGAAATACTTCAAACACTTTCACGGCTGGTCTTGAGGATAATGAATGTACCCTGACCCTGTTTTTGAGCTACGAAGCAAGCGCCACTTATGCAACTCTTGCACCACTTGTCGGCACAAAGACAACTGTCATTGTGAAGCCAACTTCGGCAGTGGACTCGGCAACTAACCCGGGCTTTACACTCACCAACTGCTATCTCGAGACGCTCCCAGTGATCTCGGCTTCGCTCGGTGAGCTGCAATCAATCGATATCACGCTGATGGGCGGCGTCTTCTCGGCTGATACAACTAACCCATAATCTTCGGCCTGCCTTGGCCCGACGAAAGGAAAGACAATGAAGATCAAACTCACGCTCACACGCGGAGACAAAAAAGAAACACTCATCACGAACCTTTTTGCGATCGCCGAATGGGAACGCCTAGAGAATCGTCGAGTGTCCGACGGTCGCGGTATCGGCGCATCAGACATGGCTTGCTGGGCGTACATCATGCTCGGCGTTAAAGGCGAAACACTTCCTGCTACTTGGCGCGAATGGCTTAAAGCTAA